CTGGAAATATCCTTCGCTCTATAGCTTGGATGATTCCGTTACGGGTTGTTGGGGCATTAAATACTAGGCTCATTTTTGTGTGGGTTAGTTCCCTATAGGGCCTCTCAACTTTCGCTGCGAAGCCCTAACGAAACTACATTGCTGCGGTTCGGGATTCCTCAATCATGAGGCTACCGTCGCTGATGAAGTTAAGCACGAAGTACTTTGCTGTAGTTGTTCCTGTTGCAAGAGTTCCTGTTACCTTGAATCCAGTGCCGAATGTCTGAACGTAAGAGGTTACACCTGCGGTTAGAACAATGAGCGTCGCCCTTGAACCTGCTGGTCTTACAGAAGCCGTGATGGTCTGTGCTGCCGTTGGTGTGAGGGTGAACAATACTCCATTCCCTGCGTTGAGGACTGCACCTGCTGCTCCTGCAAGAGCTGTGGTTACACCTGCGTTTGAACCGCCGGGGAAGTTTGGATTGAATGATGTTCCTGCCATAGTTAGTTGTTGTTTACGGGGAGAGTGCTAGGCCCAAATCGGCGGACAAAGACCCAGCAACCTCCCCGTAAGGGGTGGTTAGATTGCTATGCGAGGGTAATGTCCACGAGAAGTGCCGTGTACGGTGCCCAGAGCTTGAAGCCGATGTACCCGAAGGCTACAACTTCAACGCCGGTCTTACCGCTTACGCCCTTCTCCTCGAACTGAACGCCGCGAGGTGCTGCATACGTTGCAACATTCTTGACTCCGAAGACTCGGTGTCCTGCGTTTGTCCAGGTCTTAGTACCGACAGTAGCGTCCACAAAGAGTCCTGTACGAACTACATAGATGTCAATACCCATGTAGCTGTTCATGAATCCGTTGCGGAGTGCCATGTCAGAGTAGCTGAATCCCTGAGAAACCTGCGCCTGAGCGAAGCCTACAATGTCAGTGTTCTCGATGACGAGGAATAGACCCTTGTAAGTCTCTGCGTAGCCCATGACCTGTGAAGCAAGGTTGGACATGATTACAGATACGTTCGCGGCGGTGGTGAAACCTCCTGCTGGCGTAGTGTATGCGCCCGTAGCATCCTCACACGCGCTGTTGAGCACGAAAGAGTCAATTGCAGTTGCAACCGAGTTTGTCATGTTATCAACGCGCGAAGCGAAGATGTCGAATGCTGTGAGAGTCTCCTCGAAGTCGAAGATGTGCTCGGAAACGATGAACTCATCGTCTACAGAGAGGGTGTCATCAGTCGTCGTGAAGGTAGCCGGGGTGTATGTACCAGCGAGGGCCTGAACAACAGTTGTTGGCTGTGAACCGAACGGGGACTGGATGCGCTTTGAATCGCTACGGTCTACATTGAAGATTTTTTCTGCAACGAGAGCGACACGAAGTGCGTGGTCGAGCGTAGAGCGACGGTATTTGTCGCGGTACGTTCGGGAACTAATAGTATTAGGCATTTGATTTAGGTCTTGCGACCAGGGTTAATCTTTAACCCGCCGGTTTGTTAGAGTCCTTTTCGTGCCTTGAATAGTGCTTCGAGTCCGGCATCTGAGTCTGGCATATCGCCACTCTGAGCCTTCTTTAGCACTACTTCTGGCGAGAGAGTAGAGGTTGTCCTTCGCGCGGTTGAGGTACTTGTTGCCTCTGCGGTTGAACGCTCCTCTGCCTTCTCTGCTAGCAAGCTCTTTACGATAGCGGTTTTAAGGGCCTCTCCGATTGAGATTTTCCTTAGCTTTGCTACCTCGGCAACATCTGCAATGTCCTCCTCAGCAACGTCCGCTTTCATAAGAGCATAGAGGTCTGATGTGGATAGGTCGGTGGTCTTTTCAACCTTCGGCTTATCCTTAGTCCTTGCCTCAGCTTTCTCAGCACGAGTCTTGTAGTTGTTCGCAAGTTCCTCTGCTTTCGCTAGACGAGCCTTTACGTCCTCTACGGTTTCTGCTTCTTCCTCAATCTCTTCCGATAGGTCGAGTTCTAGTTCTTCTTCCTCTAAGGCGGGAACCTCCTCTNNTTCTTCATTCATGTGTAGGAGCCTGGTTAGGAGTGGCAACGTCTCCGATTTACAATAATAGTACCTTGTGTTTGCTTGTTGTCCACTAGGGGATAACTATCTGCTCGAATCCTTCTTGAGCCTTTCTAGTGTGTCCTCTACTGATTCGCTTTTCTGCCCAGCGAGAATGTTGAGCTGCTGTATCTGCTGCTCGCTATGCCCGATGATTAGATTGCGAGTTACGAGCGCAATGAAGGCAGAATCCTCATCCTTTCCTCTCGTGCCGACCATCTCTGAGAAACGTATCTCTCCGGTGTCATCGAGCGTCTCTAGGAATAAGAGCTGTTGCTCTAGGTAGTTTATGAGGTTCTCGCGCGCAATGATGAACGGCCACGCTCCTTCAGGAGTCTTGTCCTTGATGTCAATGGTCATCCACAGGTCTATAATCTGCTGGACTGGCGCATCTGCCTCAATCGTTGGTAGGTAGCACTTTCTAAGCACTTTTAATACCTCGGTCTTGCCGTGTATGTTCCCAATGATTGCGCTCTTATCAAGTTCATCTAGGGGAATCTGTAGGAATACTTTGCGTAATGCTTTAAGCAAGTCCTCGTTCTCTGCGAAGGTATTTTTGATGAGAGATAGCTCTGCATCTGAATACCGCATCGTCTGTTTCTTTTTTTCCATGCTGCCGATTTGTTAGTTAGTATCCCGCTACTCTGTAGGAACGGGAAGGGGTGCTGGCACAGCCGCTACAGGTGGCTGGTTCTGAGCTACTGATAGCTCTGCTGGCGATAGTTCGCCGGTGGCAAGTAGAATCTTGTTGAAGATAATGCGTGCGCTTGGGTCTTGAAGGACGCCTGGGTTAGTGGCAATCGTCTGTAGGATAGTTGTAAGGGTGGTGAGTACGGCCTCCTTGTCGCTCTGCTCGTTCGTAACCTCAACCTCAACCTCCCATGTAAGGTCCTTAAATAGTTCTTTCCATGTGGATGTTGATACGTCGCTTGGCTTTATGTAGCGTACTGGTCCAACGTCTGCAAGTTCGCCGCGAACCTGTGCCTCCATAGCCTCCTGAGTAGGTACGTCTGGCAACTCTCCTCTTAGGAGTGCTTCTTTTACAATGCCCTTTCTCCGCGAAATGGACTCATTCTTGATGAAGGTGTCCTCAATCTCCTGTATACCGTGTGAGTCTAGCGTTGCTGAAATCTCCTCGGTGGTGTCCATCTGCTTCTTGAGGTAGGGGATGATGAATCGGCGCATCATCTCCTCGATACAGAGTCCCTTGTTCTCGGTCATGAGTTCAAAGAGGCTGTTCGCTTCCTGGTTTAGGATAGCAACCGTTCGGTACGCTGTGCCTGATGGCTGGTTGCCGCCTGAGATAGACTCTGGTGTGCTTGTTATCTCTCGTCCTAGAGTCTCCCATTGTCGCTGGAAGTTCTGCAGGGAAGCGATGTCGTGGCTGTTGTTCTGTATCTGGGTAAGGGGCTGGTTTGCATCATGTACGAGGATGTCGCCTGTCTCGATGGAAAGGAGCGCGTTCTGTCCCACGAAGTTCCCGTCGCTCGTTTGGAATATGAGCTTTGAGGCTAGGTCGAGCTGGTCCTTGATTGCCTTTACGCTGTGGTTCTGCATCCACTGTGCCTCGAATAGGTGCTCTACGGCTCCGATACTCATTGCGCGCCCATCCTCCTTGATGAGGTGTGTAATCATGTACGGGTCTTTCGCCTCGCGTCCCTGAGTAGAGGGTGAAGTCGCTGTAGTCTCCCTTGTTTGGAACGTCCGCAGTAAACGATATAACGTGCATCTGCTGCACATAGGTGTCGTAGTCGCTGTCTTTAGGCTCCTTGCCCTGCGCTAGGAGTAGCGTTGCAAGAGGCATCTCCCCGTGTACTTCGTATACCTTAAAGTAGTCGTTCTTGTTGTCCTTGCGCTGGTTGTTGTTCAAAGTTCGCGCGGTTGCTGCTGAGTAGCATAGGGCCTCAACCATCTCCGCGTTGTAGCTCTTGTTCTTTTTGAGCTGTGCCTCGGTAAGTTCCAGTACCTCAATCTTAATGTTCTGCTCGAAGTCAATAGTGTCGGTGATAAGGCGGTTCCACGGCACAATAGAGGCGTGTAGTTTGCCGTCCTTCTCTACAAACTTAGTAACTGCTGAGCCGTATCGAGCGAGAGTACGTCCCCAATCGTTTAGGAATACGCCGAAGTTATCCATCTTCATCCACTGCTGTAGGTGGACTGAGGCTAGGTATGCGCCCATTACGTCCTTAGCCTTGGTTGCCTTGATTCGCACGTTCTTGCGGTCAATATCTGTAGCTCTGTACCAGATGTTTACTGCTCCTGTAACGATGTTAAAGAAAGGCTTTTCGCGCCCCTGGCTATCTGTGAGGCCAGAGGTGTGCTTGCTGTTAAGGTATGCGTCAATTCTGTTTACGTTGTCGTACTGAGAGAACTGCACATACTCGGAGATGGTAGTCTCGCCGCTTATGTAGTCCTTTTCTGCTTTCCTCACCATCTCGCCGATAGTTTTTGCTGATTGTGTTGGTGTAGACATTTAAGTGGAGTATATAATGGATATGTCAATGAGCTTTTAGGGGATAACTATCTGCTGCTACCTGCGTTCGCGCGGTTCCTTGCAAACTGATTTAGCTGTACTTTGTGTATCCTCTCATCAACGATAGGGTCTGCGTCTGTTGCGTCCTTTCGTATCTCGAACCATGCGCGGAATATGAGCGTGTCGCCAATGTCAGGGGAGCGTCCTATGTCCTCCTTGACCTTATCCTTTGACTTAATGGCGAGCTTTGCGTCTGCATCTACCTTCTTGTGTCGTAGGAGTGCGCTTAGTTCCTCTATAAGTTCGTCTCGGTACTCAGGAACCTTGAAGGCTATCTTGTGCTCGTTGATTAGTTCTGCCAGCTTGAATCCACACTGACTCTTTAGGTTGGCGAAGTTAGTCTTTGGAGTGTAAGAGCTTTGTACCTTTGAGAGCTTGGTTCGTATCTCTGCTGCGGTTGGTAGGGCTGTGGAGTTAGCCACAAATCCTTTTACTCCCTTCATGCCGTCTACTACTGCACCGCCGATTCCATCCTCGTCCACCATGATGTTAGACCACGGCACTCTCTCAGTGGCCGCGAAGTCCTTTAGCTTCTGTATCGAGCTTGTGGTTGATTGCTTCTCAGTCTTCTCTATCCTGTAGACCTCTAGGCCGTCCCAGAAGGTGTATACCGTGCTGTCCTCGCCGAATCGTGCCACGTCTACGGTTATGTACTTCTGGTTATCCTTTGTGATTGTGTTCGAGAAAGCGTCCTCAAGCGCATCTGCTGACACTAGAGAGTCCTTGTCCTCGTCATAGTCCCAGTCTCCCTCAAAGAGGCGTTGTCTTCGCACAGTGTCCTTCTCGTTCCTTAGCGTCTCAACGTAATCCTCTGGGAGGTATTTGTTGTCAGTTGCCAGTGCTTGTACGAATTGCCGGGTCTTCGGGAGTGTTCCTGCCTTCCAAGGGTCTACATAGTCGCGCTTCATCCAGCCTTTCTTGGGGTTGGCTGTGATTAGTAGCTTCTTCTTTAGCTTGTAGGTGTCATTCTTCCAGCGACCTATAGAGAGCCATAGGTTAGCTTTAGCTGCCTCTGCTACCTCGCCACCCTCCTCAATCATGCCTCTGGTCATCTGCATGGAGCCGAATCGCTCGTACAGAGGGTCTGATGGTATCTCCTTACAGGCTATNAAGTAGACCTTTGAGCCATTAGTTAGGCTGAATACATTGTCTTGGCCGTTGAAGTTTGCGTACTCATCTATCTTTAGTCCCCAGTTCTTGAATACCTCATGCACCGTAGGGATGGTGAACTTGCGTAGGTCAATGAGTTCCTGTCGCGCGATGAAGTAATGCGTCTCGGGGTATATCAGTGCGTCCCCGAAGATTAGCGACACGCCTAGATAAGACTTGCCGCCACCCTTTCCACCACCATAGAGTATCTCCTCTGTAGTGTCGTCTATCCAATACCTCGCAGCGTTAATCTGCTTCGGGTTCTTGCTTAGAAATTGTATCTCCATCCTGTGCGATTCTCATACCAGTAATAGCGTGTGCGATAGCCTTTCCTTCCTCTCCGGTGTGTTCTGTTCTTGATGCAAACTCACTCTTTGCCTTACGTTCTAGATACCACTGAGAGAGGGCTTTATCTCCTGCGTCAATTGCTTTAATAACGTTTATTCTCGCCGTATATTTAGGCATGTCTTTCAATGCTTCCTTCCTATCCGAGAACTCTGGGTGTTCTTGACAGTATGCATAAAGCGTGGACATGGATATTCCTGCGAGAAATACTGCTTCTTTATCCGTTGCACCATTAAGAAATGCCTCCTCTAATCGGGAGATAGTTTTTGGAGTCATCACTGTTGGTCTTCCTATTTCTGCCATAGACAAACTATATCATTAGTTGCGTCATTTGTTTCATGTTCATATCTTTGCCCGCCGGGTTGGACGAGCAAGATATACCTATGAATCTTTAGGTGTC